AAATTACACAGCAAAAACCGCATCGCCTCTGCTGGTGTACGCGCTAATGCCTCAAACGTGCTTTGGCCGAGATGCTCTGCCAAGTGCCCGTAAACCTTGACCTTGCGGAGCATCGCCTGTTAACCGCTGTATCGCACAATTCTACCGGTGACGCCCTGCCAATAACCATCCCAATAATCGCGTGACGACAACCTGTTTTGCAATTGATGCAGCATTTTGCCTTCTCCGATATAGACCGCCACATGATTTAGACCCGGCGAGCCGTCAAGCTTCATAAACAACAAATCACCCTTTTGTGGTTTTTGCGAGTCAGCCTCAACAAAGCCTGTCTCCGCAAAACAATTTTCAAACAACGGTGATTGCCTGAAAGCATCGTGACTGGTTGGTCGCGACCAATCGCGCAACTTGATCCCAAGCTTCTGTTTATACCAGTCGCGGACAAGAGTCCAGCAATCGGAAACACCCCATACCCACTCACGACCGACTAGTGGGGCCTCATAACCAGATGGCTCGATTTGACACCAAGCGTTATCTAACAAGCTGACAATATGCCAAGGCAAGCCAAACTGTTCACACGCCATCTTGTCCGCTTCACTTGCAACCGCAGGCGTGCTGGGATGGCTGTGGACAACAGCAAGGATCGTCCCAGCGTCCTCAGCGTCGGCATAGTCAAGCGGATCAAGGACAAAGAAATTGTCTTCTGTCGAAATGTTTTTACACGGCCAATAACGCTTGCGGCCCTTTGTGACAACAACAAGCCCGCACGCTTCACGCGGTGCCTCTGTTGCTGCATGGTTAGCCGCAACCTGTTGCCAATCCTCAATCAATTGTTTAAGCCCAAAGCAGGGAACGATCCAAACGGCAAGCCACCATGTGCATCGCCATCAGGGAATCGCAAGCGACAATCACTGACGCGCTTGCCACAAGTGCCGGAAACATTTACTGACGTAGTTGTTCCTGCAACAATTTTGGGCTCATCTGTAGTGGATGGGTTGCCAGAAGTCCAAACAACGTTTGAACCGTCGGAGTCTTCAAGCTGCAAAAGTCCAGCGCCTCTAAGCCTTAGCCGCTTGTTATTCCAACCAGTGCTTGAGATAACAAAATAAGCGCCAGCTTCCGTCAGCGTTCCTTCTGTTGGATGGTTAGCCCTGTGGGGGTTGCCAGAAGAAAGATTGAGCTTGGCAACAAACTCATAACTGTCTCTCCAGAAACCCGTCGAGCTGTTTACAGATGTTGAAATAATGTTTGACCAAACAAAACCAGTCCAATTAGGGTTTCCATGCGTGTAATGAGATGTCCCCGCAGGCAACTCGTATGACCCTAAATTAAATGTAATATTTACAGACCTTGCTCCCCCTCCTATTGGGTCCGTGTCACTAAAAGTTCTAGACACAGTTGTGGTTTGGCCCGAAGCAGTGGGGCTACTGCCAACCAATTCCCAAGTAAAACCCCCTGATCGCCCAGCATTAATGTCATCGGGCCACCATTGTTTAACGCCGTCTACAGTGAGCCAAGTAAGATTAGTAAGAGGAGCTAGACGGAAAGTGTTAGACACCCAAACAACAGAACCGTTGGCGTAATCAGTCCTGGCTAAATCTCTGTTATATAAAATTATATTGCCGTTAGATACAACTAATTCATAACCATTTGCATTGAGGCCAGGGCCTCTAGTTGTTTGCCAAAGAGTTTCATCTGACTTGCTCTTTAACACTAAATTTCCAACGTTATTTACTGTCAGTTTATACCAGCCATTTGTTGAAACAAGTTCATCACCCTGGTCTGATCTTAAGCTGCCGCTTGTAGTAAGAAGATGTGCGTTTGAGCTGTAACTAAAGTTAGGGGCAGCAACTGCGCTGATTGAAACCCCCTCGACCGTAAATTCATCTGCTCCGCTATACCCACACTCTTTGCCTTTGTATTCCCACTGACATAGGTTTTGCATCGCAAGACGACGCGGTACCTTTACTCCGCCCAAGTCAAGAGAAGACACCAGCTCAAACTCAACAAAGTCACGGTTTTCCGCTACCTTGCGATCGATGTAGTAGACCTCTTTTGGCAGTTGAGCACTTGCTGATGAGTCTGGGTTGCCATAAGGATTTTGACCATCTTGCCAGTTTTCACCATCAAGAAATTTGCTTAGGGTACGAATCCGCGTAACCTGTGCTCCGTTTAAATCATTGCCTGGCGTAAGCTGATTGATGCCAAGCAACAAGCCTGTGACCTGGCTTTGCAGGTTTGCAATTCTGATTGATGGACGAGGTAACGCGCCATCGCCCTTGTACTCAAAACCCGACGCCTCGATGGGTAACGGCTGATAGTCAATGCTGCCGTATTTAATTGAATAGGCGTTTACAAGATCATCATTGGTGCTAGGTACATCTGTCTTGAGATTTCTGCCTGCATGAAAGTAGTACCGGTGATCGTCGTTATGCAGATCTTGAAAAAGCTGCAGCTCAAACAACTCGATGATGGCGAAAGGGCTGGAGCTAAGCAGCTCTTCAAACGCTCTGTTGCTCATGGCTCAATAACTTGCTGAAACGTGGCCGTTAGCTGGTTCAAGCCAGCAGAAGTCATTTGCTTAGACCATTGCTGACAAATCCATTTATATGTCTCGGTTGTATCTGGCGGCGACCAATCAAAATGCTCAGCGCCACCACGCGCCTCCAAAAACGTTTCGATCGTGTCCGAGTCTGCTTCAGTAATGTATTGCCAAGTAAGCGTCCAAACCTTTAGGTCTGTATTAAGGCCGTAACGCAAGCGTTGGCTGTAGCCGTCGCCAAACTGTACGTTTCTAACGTTTGGCTTGCTTGCTTTTGATGCTCCATAATCAGGAACAATGCTTGGGAAAGTAGCCATTAGCGTGTCAACAAGCCTCCAGGTCGTTTTTGCTTGATCAGTTCAGCTTGCACAGCCTGACCAATCACTTTGCCGAGCCGATCAGCATTGGGTTGGTCGCCTTGCACGTTACTGCCAGTTGCATCAACGTTCACAACTACGTTACCCACTCCACCACCAGAAGACTCGACGCCAAGCTTGCCGTTGGCTCCACGACGTAAAGGCATGATGGCCTCAGGGCCAGCCTCGCCCATTAATCCCATGCCGTTAGCCATGGGGAAAATAGTTGGCTTGTTTACGATTCCGCCAGAAGCAAAAGGAACAACTTTGTTTTGAGCAAATACGTTGCCATTAGCTGAAGGAAAGATTGAACCAATTAAAGATTTCGTGCCAGCTTGCAAGAACATGCTTGCCATCTGCTTTAAAATGCTTGACAAAGACTCACCAAGAGACTTGGTGCCATCAATCAAACCTTCAATAGCATTAGCCAATCCAGTAGCAACAGTGTTTTTAATAGATTCAAATAGCTTTTGAGATTCTGTCAGCTCAACGTTTAACTCCTTAACTTTTGCTGGTTTGCCGCTAAGCAAGCGGAGAATTTTTTCATTGGCTTTGGCATCTAAATCTAAGAGTCTTATGTTTTTCTCGCGAGGCAGCAAAGTGCCTTCTTCAATTTTTTGCCTATCAAATGCAAGCTGGGCACTTATTACTGCAAATTGATTGCCGCTTCTTCTTGCCTCGTTCAGTTTTTCAGCCAAGCCAAGCAATGTTTGCGATGCATCAACACGCTCTTTTGCCCTTGAAGATTCGGCGCCGCTAGGAGTAGCGGTAATACCAGGCAGCCCGCCTCGCTCTTCAGGACGCTCAATGTCTAGCCTTCCTGCAGCTTTTGCTTCTTCAAGCCTTTCTATGGCAAGTACAACACGGTTTCTTGCTCTATCAAACCGAGCCTTGGTTCCTCCTCGGCCTGCAGTAAGCGTTGACTTGTCAATACCTAAAAATTGTTCAAAATTTTGCGTTGCAGCGTCAAGTTCTTTCTGCGCTTTGTTAATAGCACCTTGAGTGCCAATGCCTAGGAAATTGTTTAAGGCAACAATAGCATCATTGATTGCCGTAACAATACTGGCAAATGTTGTCTGAAATGCCGCGCCAATTGGTTCCAACAATGTACCAAGAT